TGTTTCCGTCCTCATCCTCTACTGCTCCAAATGTCTTCGTTCCAAAAGCAGTTTTCACCGTTACCGGCTCTGCCACTTGTGTTACAGGTTTCGTAACTGCCCCTGCGGCGGCCGCTGCTGCTGCTGCTGCGTCTCCTCCTTTAGGTACTATTTTCTTAGGTTCTTGACCAGCTATTTGTGCCGGCGCCCCTGGCGCTGCTGCGCCTGCTCCTGTTCCTTTTCCTTTGGTAATCTCCGCTAGTGCGTCCGCACTCAAGACACCACCTGCCGCATTAGCTGCCTGTGCGCCATCTGCGGGTGCTTTTCCGTCTGCCATCTTAATTTAATTTTATCACGTTGTTCTTATTTAGAATCATTCTAAGCAAATGTACATATAGTTTTAATACTTACCAAAAAATTATTTAGTGCCGGCTCCAGGTTTAATTGCAGAGGAAATAATTTTCGTAGCCCGATCCTTATCTTTCTGCGAATCTTCTCTAGCCTCATCTCGTAATTTCTCTCCGTATAAAACTTGACCAGTTTCTTCCTGTGCCTGAGCCTGTGCCTGAGCCTGATCTTCTCCAACTTGTGACTGCTTACGTTTAAGTTCAGCAAGTCTGCGGTGAAATGATCTGAGCACCGCTAAGGCTTCTTCATCAGTAGCCCTGCCTGTAAGAGTTGCAGCAGTCTCTCCATCAATCAAACCATATTGTAACCATGATATCGTTCTTTGATCTACATATACACGCTCACTATCTGGATCAATGGTACGAACAAGACTAGTTCGGAACTGCTCATGTCTCATATCTTTAGAAATTTTTAAGACTTCTGCAGATTCTTCACCTACTGCATCAACAAGTTCAGTATCCATATCTATATAATATCTCTTTCCGGATGTAGCTATATTCTGATAGCATCCATTGAATACCGAATTAATGGCCGCGTAAAATGGTTCCTGCATAATAGACCCTCTCTGGATGGCCAATTGCATAACCCCGACCAATTGATCCGGATTCTGCTGCCCCTTCAATCCCTCATTCACCCCACTAATCTGTTCAATACCAAGACGGAAGTTTTCAATCAATTCTGAGAAAACCAGGGTAGTTTCTTTAACTCCGGCATCATAACGCCCTACAGCATTATTAACACCGCGGGCTCTTCCACGAATACCTATTGGCTCAGATCTCTTCATTTTTCCAGCAACTTCGTCTTCAGTTCCTTCATCAAATAAATCCATATCAAACACAACTCCAGCTCCGCCAGCATTATTAATCTGATTCTCCATAACCGACATAAACCGGTTAATCATTCTTTGTGGATTGATAACCACATCAATTGGAGCCATGGTCTCCCCATCCATATACGCCCATGTACCACACTTGTACGGGGGTTTCATATTGGTTGGCATATAAAGATCAGGTTCTTGATAAGGGATAATACCGAAATCCAAAACAACACTCTCAACAGCCTTGGATGGATTATATTTTGAAGCGGAAAGAATCTCATATGGAATAAATCGACAGAATCTCCACAAGTCAACCTGCAGATTCCTGGTAGATCTCCCGCGCAATACTTTCTTTTGGTATGATGTTAGATCCTGAAGAGGAATCACATCCATTCTCGTATACCTTATATCCTCTTCTCCCTCATATACATAATTAAGTCTTTCCAATATTCTTTGCCCAAATTGATCCGTAACATACCCAAATGTATCCACAACCGTATCTCTCCAAGTTGCATTATATGTTGGTACCCTGTGACGAATATCAAAAGATTGTCCATTTGCCTGTGTACCTATAGTCTGGGATACATAATCCTCAATAGCCTTCTTCTGGGGTAAAGATAATGCTTGATGACGCTCATAAATATCGGTAGCCAGGGAATAATCAAACTCAAAAAAATATTCAGAATCGGAAAGATCTTCTTCTATTGCTCCTCTGTCCCAACCAAACCTATCTACCGGAATTCTTTTGAATTGCCATTCTCCATTAAGCGGGTATGGATGAACAATGCCTATACCACCAGTAGCGATATCAACAGCAAGTTGTTTCTTAAACCGGTCTAATCTAGAAGTCTTGGCTACATATCTTAGTAACCTATTCATCGCAACCACAAAGCTATCCACATAATTATTCTCGAATCGCATGGCAATATCATCCTCATCCTTACCAGTTAGATACCCCTTCTTCTCCATTTCCTTCCCGAATTCCGGGAATAATTCAGCCGCGTAACCATACGCTTGTAACCGGGCCAGAGACTTATCCCGACGACTTTTTGCCATGGGCGATATGGCTTGGACCTTTACATCAAATGTCATCCGTTCTGCGTTTCCACGATATTGTTCTATCATGGGCTGGATGAAATTACGGGTTACTTTAATACGATTGCGATCCTGTCCAGATTCGTCTTTAAAAAATGCCTCAGTATCCTCTTTCATGATCCACTGCTTATTCTTGTAGAAATTCATGTTAGTTTGATACTTAGCTATGTGTTCGATCTGCTTTTGACGCAACCCTTCACCGATTACCCAACGAGCATACTCAACATGGTATTTCTCATCTTTCAGATCTTCTCGGATTTCAATCCGGTTTGGCTTATTTTGTTTTGTTTGAATTAATTGAAGCATGGCTTATATATTATTATATCGTTTACTTTTCACTTGCGTTTTGATAATACTCTCTATCGAATCCTGTGCTATTTTCATCTTCTTCCTCACCCCTATTGGATACTCCGAATCCCTCTTCCATCTTTGTAATCAAGCCCGGTAACTCTTGGGCTATCTTAGTAGTAGCATCAACAAATTTCTTTATATCATTGACATCATCCTTATCCTTATACTTCTCAAGATCGCACAGATTTTCGTAATTATAGATAAGTTTCTCAATCATTGATCTGGCCTTCTCACGGATACCTGGCTCAACCACAGACATACGATCTATAGCTAAAGCCCATTTCTCATCAAAATTAAGCTTCAGCAACTCAGCCTTCAAAGTTCTATCCGGCGTATAGTTTGCTCGTTTAAGCGCCTCTATAATCCTAGATTTGTTATCCTCAATAGAAAGGATCTCAGAAGTAGGATTTGCATACCACCAAATGGTAATCAACTGAATTGCCGTTAAAAGTTCAAATTCCTTAATTCGTTTCAGTTCCGGGTAGCGACTGCGATAATCTGCGGGCCTGACCTTGTACGGATCGAATATCTTCCTCATAGGTTAAATTATTATAGTTTTCCTTCACTGCTATACGAGACAAATTCCAATTGGCATCGCGTACCGTTTTATATCTTATTCTAGTTTTGCTAATCTGACTGTTCTGTCTGAAAGTCTTCTTATGAGAACATGCCATACGAGCAATGTAGGCATATGTGATAGCATCCAAAGCATCATCATAGTGCATCAACTTATTTATCGGCCCCCAACTTTCTTTCCCAGTTGGTTTAATCTCGTATGCAAAGGTACTTAATTGATCGAAGAACACCGAAATATAAATATTGTTATGGTAAGTTCGGAATACTTCAGTCATATATTCTATGACTGCATCGGATCGTAATCCCTTCTTATCCAAGCCTATATCTCTTGCACCCCCCTGAACTTTAGCCGGCAATTGAGTATTAAAAATGAGAGATCCAAGGAACCCTTTTAGCTCTTTATAATCAATATAGTTAGTTCCAATGTTCGCTTCTACTAATTCTGGTACACCTCTTTTTACTTGATTCTCTACATCATAATATAATCCCAGCAACACTGTCTGCAAAAACACTTGCTTATGTTCATGAGATTTCCGGTAATTTAACAGGGCTGAACAAGTCTTGAGATGATCATCCCATATAGCACTGGCTTGTTTTGAATGCCCAGACTCCGTAGCAATAGGGTCAGTTCCCTGCCAGTATCGATTTACCCAATGCTGTTCCGGGTGTTGGAATATCCAAACTGTTCCCTTCCTATCCGGATCATCATCATCCAAAGCAGTAAACTTGGCATCTATGATACGATATGGAACGTCGCTCTCAGGCGGCATGGGATCATCATAATCGTAGATTGGTTCGAAGTATCCAAGTGTTGGACGTGCTCGGGAACCGAGCGCCCTGCACCGCTCAAGACCACCTTCTATAATCTCCCGGGATACCAACGTACTAGAATTACTCAGAAACATATCCTTGAAAGTAGATGGGTAATGCTGATGGAACTGGATCTTGGAAGTTTCCAAATCAATATCTCTTTCTGTCGCTCGGGCGCCGTAATACCAAGCCCGTTCTTTCAGGTAATCTTCTTTACTCAGTCTAGCATGCCAGCTAAAGAATAATGGTACAAAACCGCTTTCAAACTGCTTGGCTTCCCACAGACCTAGAATACGATACCATTCTTTTTCATAAGCTCCTTTACCTTTATCCATTTCACCGCCGGTTCCCCACATCCAGATCTGACGACGTAATACAAATTTACCAGTTACCGGATCATTCCAAAACATGGTAGGCCTTGCTTCGTTCAGCATTGGACCCAGGATACCAATGTTCCCAATCTCGTCAATGAGGGCCAGCTGAGGAGATCCCCCGTTGATTGCCGTTTTCTTAGGCGCTACGACGTCACATCTACTATTAGGATATCCTTTCTTTCCTTTACCGGGTTTATCTGATAACCAGAATCTCTGGCCACTATCGGACTTCACTGGTGGCTGCAGCCATCGGGGAAGGGCCCCAAACGGATATTTCAATTTATCAGTAAAGATCTCCTCAACTGTATCTTTATCCTCAGCAATAAATTTTATATAATAGTTATTGTGAATGAGCATCATCTTGAGTGCAACAATACCCATGGCAGAAGTAAATCCAATCTGTCGTCCTTTACCACCAATTATATTATAGCGGCAATCGAACAAATAGAAAATTACGGCATGGTGCTCCTTCGCAAAGTAACGCATGGTACCGGTTGCAGCATCACCCTCCTTCAATTCTCCATACTTATTTGCAAAATATAAAGTACTTTCTTTTATCCGGTCCCGCTCTTGGTTTGCATATTCCCGTTTAGCGTCCGGATCTTTGTAATTGGTAATATTATCTTTCTCCTCCAGCCATCGAAATGCCTGGGCCTTGTACCGCTCGAATAAAGGATATTTGATTGCTTGAGGAAATGGACCATATACAATAGAATTGATCCAATTTATAAATTCATCACTATGATAAAGGTTACTTTCAGGAAGCCAGTCTTCCTTTGTAAGATTATCTTTAAACCTGGAGAATGTACCGGAATGTGCAAATGGGTTATTTTCCCAGCGCTTCATCTTCTTTTGTAGGATCTGCTGACCGGGAGATAGCTTTATAATTTCAGGACCATCTTTGATATACCCCTCCCTTCTCAACAGTTCTACTTGCTGTCGATTAAGAATACCTTTCTGATATTGCTTATGAAGGTATGCAAGATAGCGATTTCTCGACGCCTCCGTGCCCGTAATAGCCAACGTTTACCTGATTATACCGCGTTCTTGCAGCCTCTGCAGTATCAACAGCTGGGCTTCCAAGAAGACGACCTTAGATTTTAATTTGCCTACGTATTGGACAGCAGCTTGCACTGCATTGCGGTCACCTGGCGAATTATCTAATTTGGATAGCGCTTCCGGGAGGGTGGAGAATTCATTGGCTCCCACCTCATCTGCGGGAACGTTCCCCGCACAATAATCAACTATCTTATCCAGATAATCGAGTGGATCAATTTCCATTCCTACTTGCGCCATCTGTTATTTAATTTTTATTAAATGTAAATATGTTGCTTTTATATGTTTTAAGTATTTATCATATCCGAGTGTGCCTTTTGCCGCGTTACACACAAAACAGCACGATACCGAATTATTGATTGTATATCCTTCACTATTATCTTTACGATCAATTCCATTATAGATGTATGATCCATTAGCCCCTGACGGGTGACATATATTTGATGGCGGTGACCCACAATAATGACAATTTCCCTTATGTAATATTAGGATTTGCTCGTCGGTTAACGCCTGTTCTAAATTTCTCTTTTTTGCACTGTTTTTGTGCCAAAGCATAACACGGTTACGAGCAGCTATTCCTTCAGGAAGCGATTGCTGGTCTTTTTGCAAACAGCCACAACTTGTAGTTAATTCAGCAACTAAAGCTGAACCATTTATAACTTTCTCATTACCACAATCACATAAACATTTCCAGAATGATTTATTTTTATGCATGTGAGAAAACTCTATCACTGTAAGCCTATTAAACTTTCGACCCTTTAATTCAAGCCTATTCTTACCTTTGAGGTGTCCGCAACTTTTAGTGTGCCCGTTTCTTAAATTATATCCGGGTATAACTTTCTCATTACCACAATCACATAAACATTTCCAATATGCGTCCTTATGCATGTGAGAAAACTCTATCACTGTAAGCTCACCGAACCTTTTTCCTGTCATATCAATCCGTGGTCTACCCATCCTATTTACTTATATTATATTCTTTACGTATTCGATCACCATACTTCTCCATGAGATCTGTAGGACCCACGGTACTGAACGCCTCATCATGCTTAACCTTCTCGTCTGCCTTTTTTGCCTCATCCCTCACCTTTGCAGCATTTTCATAGTTTGCCCTCATTTCATCAGCGGCTCTATCATCAGACCTATTATCTACAGACGGTGGATCTACAAGGGCAACACGGTCAGGTATAGGCGCATTTGACATGGCCTGTCTGGCCTGATCAGCGCAATCCATACCATAATTAACATATTGCTCTATTACATCAGTCCTAGTATCACCGCTCGTTTGATAAAATTTTAGTCGAGCAAGTGTCGTTTTGGACATCCGTAAAGATATCTTCTCTGTCGTTTCCATGGAACAAAGGTACGAACAATAATCAAGACTACCAAACCCGTCGGACAAGCGTCGGACAAGCGTCGGACAAGCATCCTGTAACCCTCATGTTTACTCGTCGGACACTGTCGGACAAAACTGAAACTCAACTGAACATCCCCGGTAATGGTCATACCACCCCATAAGGCAAATCCTAACCGCTCGTGATCAAAAGAAGACGGAGGAGCGTTAGCAAATCCGTCGTCTTCTTTTGATCTTTCTGAGCTATATCTATTCTATCCTACTGGATTCAAACAGTATTCCGCATAGGCATACATACGCGCGCGCGAGGCCGGTTATAGAGAATGTACGATTTCTATCCATTTAGTTGCACATGTCATAAATTAATAATACCTTTGCCTACAAATCCAAAATATGAATAAAGCACAATTCAATTTAGAGTTGTATCATAAGATGTATCAACTCTATAAAATTTCTGCTGAACAAGGTATCAAATTATATGCAGAATCATTAAGTCATCATTTTGAAATTCCAGATCGTGTAGCTAGATACTATTTTTTTATGGTAGAAAATAATTATAATCAAACTACCCAATCTAATAAGATCCAGGGAGAAAATCGTTTGATTATCCCAGATCTTCATAGTCCATTTGTTAAAAAAGGATTTCTTGAACACTGCGTTCAGGCTTATCATGAATATCAATGTACTAAAGTATCATTTTTAGGAGATATCCTAGATAATCATTTTAGTTCATTTTGGAAAACAGATCCAGATGGACTATCAGCAAAAGATGAAATAGATTTGGCTATAGAAATTCTTCAACCTTGGTATTCGTCTTTTCCTGAAGCAGAAGTTTGCATTGGAAATCACGACGCCCGGATAAGACGTCAAGCATTTGATGCTGGCATATCTGAAAAATGGATTAAAAATTATTCTGATGTTATTGAAACTCCTGGATGGATATGGGATGATTATTTTGATCATTTTGATGTACGTTATATCCATGGTGATGGACCAGGTGGTGCAACTAATGGAGCTTTCAATAGAATGCTTCATTGGAGAATATCAGTGGTACAAGGACATTTTCATACCAGTTCTTATACTCGATGGTCTGTTTCAGAAAAGGATAGATTATATGCTATGCAATGTGGATGTGGTATGGATTACAAAGTTTACGCTGCAGCATATGGTAAAAAATCTCAAAAGAAACCAGTAATTGAATGTGCCGTTATTTTAGATAATGGTAGAATCCCAATTCACCTCCCAATGTATTTATAATCAGACAGTTATGAGTAACGTTAATAAAGCTATAAAGATGGCGGCGGAGAAGGGATTTTCTATTGATAAAGAAGGAAATGTATTCCGTCATGGTAGTCCAATAAAGCCCTGTTTTCATAAAGGTTATAAGCACTTTAGTGTAGTCATTAGTCCAAACAAACAGATCAGTGTTCCCTTTCATCGATTTCAGGGATATCATAAATTTGGATTAAAGATATTTAAACCTGAGATAGCTGTACGTCATCTTAATGGGGATAGAACTGATAACTCATGGAATAACATGGGTATAGGTACACACCTAGACAACATGAGGGATATTCCTAAAGAGGCTAGGTTACAGGTTGCTACAAATGCATCCCATACCAGATGGCCAAATCAACCAGATGCAGCAGCTATGCTACTAGATAAAGAAAATGGGATGCATTGGAAAGACATAGCCAAAAAATACGGTACCAGCAGATCAAATACACATCGTTTATTGGTGAAGCAGCGTAATTTAAAATCATTCTAAATAAGTATTGGGTATTGCAATATCCAATATTTTATTGTAGCTTTACAGAAGTTCTTTGAGATCGATATTTCGAAACATGTTTGGACCGGGGTTCGTTGCCCCGCATCTCCACAAAAAGTCCAACCGGTAGCCAAAAGGGGTGAGGATAAGATCACACACCCGGGCGTTTATTCGGCTCTGGCCTTGGGGGATAATACGACGCCGTGCAAAAATGTCTATGCTGAGGAGCATGAAGATATACCGCCGGAAGATTCGTATTTTCCCCCCCTGGTACAGGGGAGTAAGTTACAAGATTGTAAGATATGGGGATGAATGTTTTGACAGCATGAGAGTAGGGTATCAGGAGAGGACGAAGCTAATTAACCGGCACAAAGGTTATACAACTAATTCCTCAAGGCCGCTTCCAGGAAGCAGCTTAGCTAGGAGCCTGAGCCCCTTCGGGGGTTTCAGGTAAGTTTCTAAAACGTGATAAAAGATTTGAAACCAATAACTGGATTTGAAAATTATTTAATAGATTGTTCAGGTAAAGTATTTAGCCTAAAAAGCAACAAATACCTGAAGCCCGGTGACAACGGGCGCGGATATTTTAAGGTAAATTTATGGCGAAATGGAAGGCAGTATACTATAACTATTCATAGATTAGTTGCTCAGGCTTTTCTCCCTAATCCTGATAACAAATCATTTATTAACCACAAAGACGGAAATAAACTCAACAATACGGTATCTAATTTAGAGTGGGTGACGCCAGCTGAGAATAATCAACATGCTTATGATATAGGCTTAAGAAAATGGTCACCGAATTCGGGCCGAAAACTTATTCCTATTAATGTATACGATTATAAAACTGGCGAGTTTAAATCTACCCATGATTCTATAAGTGAAGCTATTGAGCTTTATGATTTAAATTATGGCGGTGTATGGAGGATGTTACATGGAAAATCGAAACACACAAAAAAATTAACTCTCGCTAAAATATAACAAATGAAAAAACAAATTTTACAGTTACAAGGTAGATCACGAACCATTACATCCTTTTTGGATAATCTGAACATTAATGAAAAAACTGTAGAAGAGTATAATAAACTCGGAAATAAAGGTCTGATTCATTGGACAGAATGGAGAGAAATTATGCAGGATGAGGAGAAGTACAAAAAGCTTTCTCCCATTGAACAACAAACACTTCATGAAAATTCCCGGTCTTTCACTCAAATGCTTACCGAACTTGACAATGAGGTTAAATACCTTATCAATACCAAACATACACTTGCCCTTTCTGATTGTCTTAATCATATTCTTTCCGTTAATCAATTATTTGATAAACTTGTTGATTTAATGGGTGGTCGTGATGGAAAATTTAGTTTTACCAAACTCAAATATGTTAGAGAAAAAGGTTGGGAAAAAACCTCTTACAAAGATAAAGTATTTAATCTGGTCACTGAATTAGATCTGCTTACCGAAGATTTTGGTGAATTTATAAATAATCCTGAAAAATTTAATTATGTTCAAATGATCGTAAATGCGATCATGAATCAAATTTATGTATCCCTTGTACAATCACTGGCATGGCTTAATAGTGAATATGATCGTATAGAGCAAGAAGGGATGCCAAAGGCTAGAGAATTTAAACTCCCGGAAATCCAGGTACCCAAAATACCGGAAGATGGCGAAACGGATCAGTCAGAAAAACCCAAAGAGTAATTCTCTAGCTTTTTTTAAATTTAAAACTTATGCAACTATCAAACAGAAACCGAATAACAGTACATTTATTTTATAATAAAGCAAAATCTATAGGTAAACATATTAAACAATTTATTTTGATTAACGTTGAATATGAAGATATACCATTGACAATCCAAAAAATTGTTACGGAGTATTATAATACGTACATTTATTATGAAATCAAAACCATTACCGGAATCAAGGAAGAAATATGGGTAAACAGCAAATTGATATGATAAGTACAAACATAATCCCATGGGTAAAAATGGAGAGTGTCAGGACAATCCGGGCATTCCGAATTGCCGATTGGCAGATGATGATCATACCCTCTCTACAGAAAAAAGCCTATCATGTAATTATTGATAGGGCCGGTGAGAATGGGCTTCTTGTTAATAGATTGATGTCTAAAGAGGATATATTATACGCCTACGGAATCAAGTTATAAAATACTAGTTTACTTAAATATTTCAATAATACATTAAAGTCATGCCGGCAGGTTACATTAAAATACGGAACAAATTTATCCGATTCGGATACAGTCGCAAGGAAGCAGAAGAGAAAGCCGCTAAAATTTGGAATGCCAAACATAAGGGTAGTGAGACAGTTGGAAAAGGCCGTGATTAAAAGTACAAATTTTTTATAAAACTATTTAAGATGGAAACAAAGAAATTACAAGACCTCTCCTTTGAGGCTCGCTGCGGTTTAATTGCTAAGGTGATACACAGCGCCAATAGAGCATATAATGACGCAATCGGCGGTAAGATTCAGAATCTATCGTGGGAAGAAATTCGTGAGGAGGAGCGCCAGGGACTCATCAAGGCTGTCATCAGTATGATCAAAGAGCCCAAGACCCCGGAAACATCTCATCAAGCTTGGTGTGAGGCTAGGAAGGCCGCCGGCTGGACCAAGGATAAGGTTTATAGCCAGCACAGAAAAACTCATCCCAATTTGATTCCTTATGCCGAACTTCCTTTTGAAGAACAGTTCAAGGATCATCTATTTATGGGCATTGCCAGCATTTTTGTTGGGGGTCTGGGTATGTTCTACATGCCTGAAGTAATGGGAGATCCAGTAGCTATTGATTCTGAAGATACCAAACTCCGCGTTGTGGAGGATGATGAGGATCTGAAAAAGGAAAATGCAGAGCCGGATAATCTTATCAATGGAGTTGACAAGATTTATGAGCCAGTAACTACAGATCAGAACCCTGCCGGGTACACAGTCACTGATGCAGCTGAAACCAGATTTGGCGGAAATCCTCCATCAGCGTTAGATCCAAATGTATCTAATTCGATTGAAGAGATTAAGCCTAAAGCTAAATCTAAAGCTAAGAAACCGGCCCCTAAAGTAAATAAGTAAAAACGATTGGATGGAATATCTAACAGAAGAACAACGTTTGAAGCGCATGAAACTGGGCCACACTTGCGGGAGTAGCGATCTACGCAGGCCCCCAGGTGGGCTATCATTTCTAGTCAAGGGGCATTATTCCCTTGATGGAACAAGACATAGTGATATTCATTTCGTTGTATCCGAGCGTCCTAAACAATTACCGCCTTATGAATAAAGACACAGTATATTGTCCAGGGCATGGATGTAGTGCCAAATTGAAATGTGCCCATTATGCGCCCATAATGAAATTTATTTATCAACCATATTTTTTGAAAACCCCAGGTAAAGATGAAACCTGTGAACATTTCATTAAAATTGAAGAAAAGTAAGTTTGTTTTTCTCAAAATAAGTATCTAACTTTGTAGAAACTTTCACCTCTCAATAAAAACAGTGTCATGAAAAGAAAATGGATTGTACAACTGGGAATGTTTGTAATAGCAATGTTGCTATTCATCTTCATAGTAAATACCTGCTCAACTATAGGACTATAATAATGAAAATAGGAAAATTTATAATTTACAAAAACACGGTTCTTCAAATTAGGCCGGCCCAAGAAGAGCCCGGTAAAAAATGCCTTGGATGCTTTTTTGATGGTAGATGTAGAGACTCTGAGTTTATTACACAGTATTATGGACATCAATGTAGCGTTGATAACTCCATATACGTGAAGGTCGGAAAACTCTTAAAACAGAAAAAATAATGACTACATACTCAACATTTAACCCATCAGCCAAGGATACGTATGTTGTCTTTGATGCACATTATATGGCTGTAATTAATGGAGTTTCCGATTCCTGGAGAGATGTAGGATTCCGGATGGCCAGGGCCTATAAATCCTGGGGGGATTATCATCTTTATGAATTACCCATGACGCAATTAATGCGTAAAGAATTCGAAAGTCCTAATGATCATAGATATCATATGCAGTATCGCCGGCACCCGCACGTAGAATGGGGCACTGGTGATATGTCCAGGGATCATGTAACTGGTTTACTTTTATTAGCTTACTTCGGCGTCGAAGATTGCCGACATGAGGCTCTCCTCCGTCTTCAGGATATGATCAAATATTCAACCTGGCGGATCTCAGAGAGACATACATTTACTATTGATATGTGGGCCTGGATGAAGGGTATCCTCAACAAACGATGGAGAACTATCTGGTATATCTTGGAAATTCCAATCATGGGCTTAGCCAAAGCATGGAATGCCTGGTTACTGAAAAGAGGTAATTTCACTCTTCCGGAACTCAATCAAATAGACTTTGTAATGTCCAGAATCAATTATGATGTCACAGAGAAACAAGCCAAACTTCGGGAAAAAATGTACCCATATTATTCAGTTGAGACTGTAGCTTGGCAAAATTACATCAATCCGGATTCACCTGGTAAGCGTTGGTTGAGTAAGATTATTTTGAAGATGGCTGGTGAGCATAATTATCTTGTACGTCTTCTGTGTGGTGATATGACGGTTACAAAAGACCAGGTCCTCATGTATCTTGAGACGACCGGATCTCGTTGGGGTGTTCTTCTTAATGAAGCTTGTCGGAGAACCATAAGGTTCCTTACCAATAAAGAGGCTCAATACAATTGCCTTGAAGGAGATATATTAATAACCATCTGGAATGAGGTTCATCCAGAAGATCAAATCTTAACACGATGAAAAAACTATTATTTATTTTGATGGTTGCTACTTTAGTGAGCTGCAATTGTCTTATGCCTCAGCGAGTTCCGCCACAAACGGTATATGCAACGGATAGCTGTGAAACTGCCCTTCCGAACTATCTTCCCTTCTTTCGTGTAAGAGATAATTGTCCTGGACCAATAATTACTCAAACTCCAATTGCCGGTACTGTATTAGACACCGATAATCCTTATGTAGAGGTCCATATCATTGCAACGGATATATCAGATAACCGGGATACTGTATCATTCGATGTATTCTTTCAAGATACTATTCCCCCAGTAATCACAGTTGATAGTACATTTCTATCTAACATAGATGCATTTGAACTACTGGATCTGGCCCAGGCTTCATTCAGACCGTATATATCTGATTCAGTGTGGAATACACATAATCTTGTAATGATATCATCTCCTAATGGATCACACATGGGAGGGTGGTATCATAATAAATATGATATAATTACAGTAACTGAGGAGGATCTTGAGAAACTTGGGTATACAACTTATAGACTTTACTTTACCGGCCCGGTACCGGCGTCAAAATTTCCGGAATTAGAGTATTCAGATCTTTAAAACAACAAATATGAAATATGTAATAGTAGATATCGATGGTACTGTAGCTCACAGCGCTACTCGCCAAGCTAAGATTCTCCAGCTTCTGGAGGTTACTCCTATTAAGGAGATGCCATGGTCAGAATTATTCAAAGACTGTCAATTGGATAAACCACTTTGGGTGGTCATTGATTTAATACTCGCAATAGCTAATAAGTACCATATTGTATTTTGCACCAGCCGAAATGAGACATTTAGAGAAAAAACCCGGGCTTGGATTGATGAATATATTGGTTTATGGAAGGCTCCGCTGCTTATGAGAAAGTCTATAAAGGACCATCGATCAGATAGTATCGTGAAGCCGGAACTCCTTAAGGAAGCTGGTATTACGACGAAGAATACAGCTTTTATCATTGAAGATAAAAATTCAATAGTTCAAACCTGGCGAGATCTTGGTTTCACAGTTTTACAACCAATTAATAACGAATATTAATAAATACAACAATATGGATTGGTACGAACTTGCTAAATTACTTATGTGGACGCTATTTGCGACCACTTTCACAGCTGCCGTAGGAGTAGCCTTGGATCTTAAACTTATTAAATCCGGTAAAAAAGCCTGGCTTCGACCCAAGTGGTTATGGAACCTGGTTGAATTTGCAGTCATATTTGGTTTGATTACCTGGAAATATTCATTCCCATTGCCTTGGTGGCATATGGGCGTATTATATACCATTGCAGCATTTTTCTGGTGGATCTTGCATGACTATTGGATCAGTTTGGGACTTACAGGAGATCCTTTCTATCTAGGCCAGGGTAAATTTGACCGGATATTTTTTAAGGTGTTTAATCAATTCGGCCTTCCTGCAGGATTGAACTTCATGATCGCCAAACTGGTCTGGATGTTTTTAGCGGGTACCGCATTCTTTAGCTTATAAATATGAACTATTGGGTAATCACAATCGAATCACATAAGTTATCAGAAGTACCCAGTTGGGTTGACTTTCTGAAAGACTGTTTTGCCGCCGCAGCTCAGACGTCCGAACCGTTGAGCCAGGCATCTATAAACTCCCCAGAGGGGAAATTGGAATGCCATTTACTTAGACAACCATTTGATGGACAATTAAAATTAGACCTTTAAAATCATTAATCATGAACAAGCACACTAAAACTTACACAATTTCAGATATGGAACGAGCTTTAATTAGCCAGGGCATGTTACCCCCGTTTGCACAAATAAATCGTATTGATGTACACGATGATAGGTGTATTGTTGATATTTTATTTGAGGCGGATGATTGTATTAAGAAATAAAATGATTATCTTTGTATTGAATTATTAAATCCTTTTATAAATCTATTGTACTATGAAATTCAGTTTGAATTTTAAGAAAAATCCCATCACTACGGTGGTTGGTTTATTGTTAATCGTTGTGGGTCTATTTCCTTATATCTTCCCCGGAAGAGTAAGTTTGGACGAAGCAGGTCAGCTTCAAGGGCTGGTCACTAACCTGGGCGCGGGTGTGGAAAGTGTGGTTGAGATCGTAGCGGGTATCATTGCCATTTTCGCAAAAGACGTTGCAGCAAAAGCATAACAAAGAGTTATTTCATATGCTATGTTTTTTCCTCTCCTTGGGCTACATGCCGGGGAGGGGGTTTTTATTTTATGCACTGAATTTTAATTTGACATACTAGCAAAAAAGATGTATCTTGTACACTCCAATTTTTTAATTTTTTATTATATTAAGTGACATGAAAACAATATTAAAGCGCATAAAAACAATTCGATTAAAAAAGCTATGGGCGTATCTTGTAAATGCCCTGCAGAAGTCTTTACGTTTTTTTGTTCGGGGCTGGCTCCGAATTAGAAAGATAGTATTAATTTTAATATTTTGTTTATCGATAAGTTTGGCTGGAGGTACATCGTATTGGTTATACCAACATTTTAGTCAGCCCCGTGAAAAATACGCAGTATTAATATCCGGGGGTGAAACACGATATGATAATGAGATGATTCATTCAGAATATTGGTATGATTTATTGATGACTTATAAAAGTTATATAGATCAGGGATATACCCATAAAAATATATTTGTTTTTTATGGTCAAGGACCTGGCCATGATTTCGATAGCCAATATAATCATTATAATATCAAAACCTATTTTCCCGGAATAAAAACTATTATTGATTATGATAATAGCTGGGAAACCATAAAAAGCGGATTAAAAGATATTGATTTTTATGTGACAAAACATGATAAAATAACTATTCAGTGGGTCGTAGGCCATGGTGGAATACCCTACGGTTCCAGGGGGGATGAATATAATTCATATAGAGCATATATTGGGGGAACCAACCAGTCTTATCAAGAGAAAGAAGATATTTATAAAGCCATAAATCAGATTGATGATTTTAAGCAGCGTGAAATATATTGGATGACTTGTCATTCTGGATCAATGGCAGTAGGTCAAAATAAATTTTCTGGGTTCCGTACAACTATTCTAACTTCCTCCAATTGGAATGAAGCTTCTTATTCATCCTATCCAGGCGGCTACACGGATGGGTGGTATGGATATAGTGGAGGATATATAACCAGTGAATTTAATTGGGTATTATATGGAATTAGGGATAATCAATATTTTGATAATACAAAATATAACTTCCATAATAGTAATCTGGAATATCCTATTACCCCTACTAAATTATATTATGAATTAAAGAATTCATCTTATATTAATTCAAAGGTACAAATTGGCGGACTATCTCCAGACGCCGTGTATTGTCATGTAGTGGATACGCTAGATGATTGGTATACTAAAGCAAAGATTCCGATATATAAAGTACAACGTTTCTTTAAGCGTATCGAACAATTTCGTACTCATATTGAAGAGGCGGTAGCCAAGGTTCTAGGATATGAACCCATAAATCGTTAATTAAATTTCAATATGGATAGTAAAATTACCATTATTGCAGTAATTTTACTAATCCTGTAACGTTAGACCTAAGAAAATGGGGTTTATCGCCACTAGAGAAGTAATATATTCATTAAAGTATCACTAAATGAATATTTAATGAATATTTAATGAATATAAAAAATTTACAGAAAATACCGAAAAACGACACTTTCTGCAAATTTTATAGAAGAATTCGAATTAAAATCGGTTTTAAGCGCCCCTAACGAACGATCTCCCTACGAGTGGCACTATATCATTACTCGTAGGGAGATCGTTGACGTTTTATGGGATGGGTACCCCAGGTGTCATTGATTATGAAATTTAGCACCGTATGATTCAGCTCTCCGTATGAGTGCCAGGTCTTGAGAATTATAAACTGGGAATATTGGAGCTGTGTCACCGCCAGGTTGAGTATAAAGTAGTCCACCGATAACTTTATAACGTATGTTGTTATGATAGAATTTGTTCATTTTTTGTCCTTTTTTAATATCTACTTAATGGTGTCTATACGAGCGTAGACTATATCGCGCCCGATTTTAGCCTCTTTAAGTTTGTCGTCTAAATTAGCCGCTTCTTTTTCTATGCTTTTAGCGACATTCTCCAGCTTGTCGTGTTCGTTTTGGATTTTATCAATTGTTTTCAGTGATTGTTGAGTTTTTGTCTGCTTCTGGACATAATTAGTCCGCTTAGATTCTAACGGCCCGCAAATATCTTTTTCTCCGTAAAATTCTCCTATTGTTAAAACCATTCTGCTTGATTTGCGGTGATCTTCACTGAAGAAAATTCACCAGAGGCTGGTTTGACATTTTCTCCTACTATTGAGGAAAAAGTAGGGATAGACGTTACCGTATAACGTTGTCCTTCATAATTAAACTTTTCCCCTATTCTTGGAATATGAGGAAAATTGTTACGCCGTAAATTTGTTGATACCATTTTAAATATTATTATAGAAAAGTTAAATTGTACTGATGGGCGGATTTGAACCACCGACCTCCTACTTATCAGGCAGATGCTCTAATCAACTGAGCTACACCAGTATGCTGACCCCCCAGGGTTCGAACCTGGATTCTTTGGATTCAAAATCCAACGTGTTACCAAATGTTACACCAGAGGTCAATGTGGGCCTGAAGGGACTTGAACCCCTGACCGTCTGATTATGAGTCAGATGCTCTAACCAACTGAGCTACAGGCCCCGGTTGCAAACGTTTTCCTGGTCAACTGTTAAAGGAAGAAATCGTTTATAAGCCTCTATCGCATCCGGATTCTCTCGGAGGCCCCTAATGTACTCACCACGAAGATCAGACTCCATTATCTGTTTATATCGGAAATCCGTAGCCATTTCAAATCCTTTCTTGATTAGGCCATCAAATGAAGATCCTTTTCCTTGTGGGGTTACTATATCTAACATATCTTCATTATATTCTCCTTTCAGGGTATCGCATACCATTAATCGAAATGACCGGGAACTATGAAAAATTTCGTATCCCACTAATAGGCTGTAATTAAGATATTTACCTGTATATGCTTCTTCTAATTGAGAAGTCCAGATTTTAAAGGCTAGGTCCCGCTTATAGTCCGATAGAGGTTTAGGTATCCATTTTAAATAAGAAGCCCACCAGTTCAGTAAGTCCCTGAAAACGATTATATTAAATGTTTTATTCGCCCAGTTTATTTTGTGACTACTGAAATCACTGTCAATTTGGCAGGTTCCCATAATGATGCTTTTTTGAGCTTGTGCGTAGTCCTGGGGCTGTACGTCCTCAAAATTGATTATGAGTAACTCCGGTGACCAGGATTGGATCATTTGTCGGACAAAGTTGTGCCCTGACCGGCAACAGGCAATAATTACAATGTTTTTCATTTGGGTTTATTATTTTCTATAGCACATTCAAATATTGAATTACAATAAGGACACTGTAAATAATCAATAGTATGTGGTTTTTTACCTTTAATCTTTTTTAATAAAAGTATTCCGCAGTGAGGGCAAATATCTCCTGTTTTCATTGCTATTCCTGTTTAGATTTCCATTCATCAAAAACCTTACTCCAAAATTTATATGGATATTTTGTATAATCTTCTTCATGCCAATCAATAATAAACTTTATTGCCACTTCTCGGCTTACTTCATTAAAAGCCTGAAGGATAATTTCTATTATTTGATTTATCATAGTACGGGAGAGAGGATTTGAACCTCCCCCTCCGGCTCTTCCGCCGACGCTCTGGCCCATGGTTTAAGCTACTCCCGTTACACTTCTCCAAGGATTGTGTTGCGCTGAAGGAAGGATTTGAACCTACACTTTCCAGGATGAAAACCTGACGTCCTACGCGATAGACGATAAGGCCACATAGTGCCGGAGTGAGGAATCGAACCCCCATGCCCAGTCTCCGGCAAAGATCCCCCGTCAATAGGCTGTGGTTGTCTTAACGGTTGTCCTCTGGTGCATGCAGATCCCCGGGAGAAAGACGGGTCACGTAGCTTACAATGCCTATCATATGTTGTAGCGGGGGTAGGATTCGAACCGTTTATGACGACCTTTGGGATATGAGCCCAACGAGCTACCAACTGCTCTACCCCGCTATATTATTAACAGGATAATCCTGGATTGGTATGTCCAACCAGTCTTGATTAAAAATTACATATTCCATTTCATTATTTCTATTGTTTTAAGGGTGCCTGGAGAATTTCGAAATCTCGACCTTCGGAATCACAACCCGACGCTCTGCCTCTGAGCTACAGACAACGGTACAAAGATAAACATAATATTTGAAAGTACCGCATAGAATGATTATAAATAACTACTGCCATTTTGTCAGGCTTTTTGGAATTAACACTGCCATTTTGTCATGTTTGTCGCGAATATATACTATACTTGCGACATTCTGCACGTTTTTGCAAACTTTTCGTCGTTAGAGGATTAGATACTTGGACCAGTTAACAGACGCGAACCCCCGGTTGGTATTTTATATATTATACTTTATGTTTCTGTTTTGCATCATTTATGTATACAAATAGAAATAGGATTCCTATTGTGTTCAATAATAAACTTTGTTCATGGGCCGTGAACATGTATGGAGATGGGACCCAACGTTTGCCAGTAAAGCTGATTTAGTGGTAAACGTTGAGTATGGGACCCAATAATATATAAAAGCATGCTTAGTGGACTGTTTGGGGTGTATAGGGGGGGCCTCTTTGTGAAGGAAACTCGGTTGAATTCTTGGCTATATAGGGTAGGGTCCCCTATTACGTTCTTAACTGACTCACAGCCTGTTAGGTCAATTAGTCCTATAACTATTATTATGTTAAGTAGACGCGTAGTGGCCTGGGCCTGAGGAGGATAGGTATAATACAGCCTGCCTGTGCGGGGAGAAATACCAATATCTAAATTAAATAAAATTAATTAAATAAACCTGCGCGGCGGATAGTTCACATGCTCTACAGGCCCCTGTTCATAGGGTACACAGAGCTACGCTCACAAGCCCCTATCCATGGGCAGTACAGCAGTACGCATTCATAGCATTAATGACACGTACTACGAAGGTCTTCGTACATGACAATATGTCATGATGTCACAAAATAGGGGCAAATACACTGCCATTATGTCATAGAATAAGGGTAAACTACTGCCATTATGTCATGCTGCCCATACCCAGACCTGCCATTATGTCATACTACAAGTAATATTAGGCTGTAACCTAATACACCAGTAATATTAGACTGTAACCTAATATTAATAACTATTTAATCAGAATTATATGTTACCTGGTACACAATATCACAATTATACTACGATTAGATAGAATTATTCTAAATAGGCCCGGATAACCTATTCACTGGGCTGTAGAGCGTAAGTGTATCATTATGCTACACTCACCTAAACATTTAGTTTGTTTTTTAACATATGCTCTGCAGCCCACTGGGCATGGGCAATACAGGCCGTTACATCAACTAATTTTAAATTATTTTATAACCTTTGAATGATTCTAAATAAGGTCAACAACACGCTCAGTATCAATAACATATGATATCAGCTATTTGTTAACGCCTTGACACATAGCATTTTAACCTTTCACTATTAATTACGTAATTGCAATCAGTTCGTTGACATGCTGAGATGTGAAAGCCCACCGGGGACCTGTAGACAAATTTGGTACGCGTACCATAGGGATGTAGGTTAGTAAGTGGTAATCATATCAACAGGACACATGAGAGCGCAGCCCGGGTCGCCGGGATGTGAGCAGGGCAGGCAGCCGCAATTGAAAAGATACACTACAGACCAGCACAAGCAGCTGGTGGTGTTAACTACGAGTTAGCTACGAGATCCCCGGAACACAGAGCGACCGGGAACAATAAGAGAAACGGCATAAGGCCTGTAAACAGTTAAATCGGATCTTATCAGGTAGTAGAGTGTAATTACTTTACAGGCCTTATGCATCGAGAGCAATAAGATTCACAATTATTACATATTATAAACCTCTAATATCTTAGTAACATGGAACAACAAACACGGTTTACAAATCAGGAAGTACAAGATCTGTTTGAAATTACCCGTTTCTTTCATAATGGATCACAGTTCAAATTTAAGGGTGTGGTTTACACCTTGACTTACGGCGGTGCTACAGTCCGCGTATTAAAACAAAGCGGTGCTGGTAACTATAAAGAAATAACTTTAAAACGTAAATAATGGAACAACAATTTTATAATAAACAGTACACCCGTACCCAGGTAAAGAACAATATCCTGAAAGTATGGGACGCAACCAATGAGACGGACCGTTTTGACTGGTATAAGGCTGCAAATGATTTTGCACACGGGTTGGCTAATATAGCACCTAGCAATGATGGATATCATTTAGACGTTGCCAGGGCGTGCGGTGTAATTGCAGCCCTGAGTCCGATGGTACATTGGAATCGGAATAAGAAATTGGCACGTGAATTGATTGAAGACTCTAAGTTATTGAACGTGTGGATAATAGTTGATCATATGGCATGCTTAAAAGCCAATGCTCGCAAAGCAGCGGCTATCTTATTAAGCGATGGCAGCGATGATGCAATTTTAGATATCCTGAAAGGCAAAAAGACAAGTGCATTCTTTCTAAATATCTTATATCCTAACAAAGCAATATCTTTGACAATGGATAGACACGCAATATCTATTGCCCTGGGCAGGAAAATCACAAAGGGTGAAGAGAAGTATTTACAGCTAACTGCCGGACAGTACAAGTTCTTAGTTGAATGCTATAGATGGACAGCTGCAAAGCTTAAAGTCAATCCACTGATTTTACAATCAGCTACCTGGGTATTGTGGAGAAAAGAAGGCAGAAACACTGAATTACCTTATTATCTTGATTTTTAGTCAACAGCCGCCGGGACGTCGGTATATAAAAGCAAAAGTGTATAAGCTATGCATGAGTAGTACGTCCTAATATGCATTTACACAATAATAATGCCAGTTAACGGGCAGCCTGAAATAATAAGGGCGAAGGGTTCGAATCCCTTTACTGGCACGACTTTTAATTAAATACAATTATAATGAAAGACAAATTTAACTTAAATGGCATTGATTACAAGGTAGTTAATGGTTTAGTTTACAAGCAATCACAGGGTATATTAGACCCATGTTACAAAGGTGACAGTAGTGTATTGGATGAGTTTTGCAGAATACATAGCTTAACACTATATCAGAGGCCTAAAGGTGTTCATGCATACGGTAACCAGCACGGATTACGTACGCAATAGCCAGTATGGTATCTGCCTGGGTCCGACTCCCGGGCTGGCACGACGTTTAACTAATATTTAATATGATGAAAGTAAGAAATGTAATTAGTGTCATTTTGATTATTTTAGGATGGTTAGCTTTAATTTTATGGATAGCCTGGTCAGACTGGAAAGATTTTAGCGCAGCTATAGAGAAGTTCAAAGATGTGTTTTTCAATGTACTAACCGGATTCACAGGCGTGATTGTAATAATAGGATTTATTATGGGCGGCGTGTTAATTTGGAAAGATTAGCTATTATGGTACTGGGCCTGGGTTCGACTCCCAGGCATAGCACAAATATGTTTAATTAATATT